GGAATGAAATCAACAATCTCCTCACTTTTATCAGGTGCTGTTATCACTTGACCAGTCTCTTCCAACGCCTTCGCATACGCCTTACACGTGAAAGTCTTCGCTCTCTCTGATACTGTGTAGATAAAATCATCTCCATACACATGACAGATAAAGTTCTTCCTCCACGCTTCAAACGTAATCATATCCCAGTCACCCAGATCAGAAAAATGTCTGATCCACGCATAACTCAACAGCAAATGATTGATCACAGAATTGACGACTGTAGTCATTGCACACCCGGATGGATTTCCTTGCGCACACTGATACACTTCACCAAACATGTAAACAAAATGATTCCGACATTCCACAGACGAACAATCAATCATTCTCTTGTCCACCTCACTCGGATAAAATCGAGCAATCACTTCATACGCATGAGATATTAATTGCGCAGTCAGTGAAGCATCATAACCCGAATAATCCGCCGCAGCATGTTTATCACCCATCTTCCTATGCATCCAAGCCATGTCATTCCACTCAAGAGATTCAGCATTGATACCATAACAGTGCATCAACTCCAAACGAGATGCTTTGAATTGAACGATAAAATCGGCAAAAAGCGCACGATCAGCAATCGTCTTTTCAACAGATCCAGCAGTAAACACTCTCGTCTTCTCCGCAATCACTCTATCCATCGGTCTCCGCTCGTCCTTCAACGTCGCGTTAAACATACATGGGTACGCATAACCTTCTCTCCAACCGTCCATCACTTCACGAACAGCCTTCTCCAAGAAAGGTTTCATCTTCCCTTCACTGTCAAACATCCATGTCTTACCCTTTCGGCCTCTTGAAAAGGCTTTCCAAGGCAAACCTGGTGATGTTGACAGATCCAGTCCAACTAAACTTCCGTACATTCCAGCTCCAGTGACTCCATCATCAGCAGATCCACTGTAACACTCCTTTATGTGCCCCCTGTAAAGGGTTTCCACAAAGTCCTTCGCACGCTCAATTGTAGAGAGATTGAGCGTAC